AAGTTGATCGTGGACCCCGCGGGGGAGTACACAGCCGTCCTCATGATGACCGATGTGGCCACGGAGGAACGGAGGTACACGGAGGCCGTGACGTAGTCCCCGGCGAGGCCGTTCATGAACGCCCTCACGGAGGAGCCCAGCGCGGACCAGCCGGAGGACGCGGTCGTCTTGGCCGTGCTGACGGTCTGCCGGGCGTAGGTGGTCAGGCCCGGGATAGGCCCGTCGCTGGCGCCGGTGACGAACGAGACGGCGCCCGCCTCCGTGGTGCCCAGCGTGTAGGCCGCGAACCCGGTGGTAGCGGTCACGGCCTCCGGGTTGCCCGCCCAGTTCGTGCGGAGGAACGCCGGGTAGTCCCCGTCGAAATAAGTCCCGACTGTGCTGGCCTGTTCCACGAGCATCTGGGTGGCGTCCAGCGTGGCCGCCGCGGGGAGAATCTGGGTTCCGTCCATGACGGCGTAGACCTGTACCCGGTCGTAACTGCCCGTCGCGGTCGCGGTGGCGGAGAGCTGGGTCCATGTGTTCGCGGCGAGGGTCACGGCGGTCCCGACGCCGGTCACGACGCCCGTTCCGCCCAGACTCAAATAGACCTGTACGTGCATGGTGACGGCCGCGGACGCCCGGACCCATACCGAGCCGGTCCACGGGTCGCCCGTGATGCCGCTGACGGTTTCGTTGCGGTAAAAGCCGGAGTTGCCGCCGGTCTTTGCCGTCCCCACCGTGGCCGTAATCATGCCGGGGAGCTTGTTCGGCCCGGTGGCGTTGCTGTTCGTGATGGTGGAGGATTCCCCGGTGCCGGAGACGTAAGACCAGCCCGTCGTCGCGGATACCGCGCGCGGGTTCTCCACATAGTTCCGGCGGAGTTCGTTCGTGCTGGTCGACGCTTCGCAGGAGGGGTTGGTGGCGAGGTTTGTGTTTGTGGCTGCGGGCTGCTCGATCATTCCAGCTTCGCTGTCGAGCTTGTCACTGATCGCCCAGTTTGAGCCGCCCGTTGTCGCGAATGCCGTGATGACCGCGTTTGTGACGGCCGCTCCTGAGATTCCTTCCGCAAGGAGCCTCGTCCATGTGTTTGCCGCAACCGCAACGGAGGCGCCAGTGATCGTGTTGACGATGGTGTTCGAGGCGTTCCGGAAGTCGATCTTGAGCGCAAGTGTCTGTGCCTTCGACGGCCGCACCCAAAGCTGCCCAGCGATTAGAACGGACGCCGGGATGCCCGTCTGGGTGTAGCTGATTCCGCCGCTGACGGCCGTCGTCGCTACCGACCATGTGACCCGGTTATAGGTGTTGCCGGTGTGGCTTGTGCCGCCCACGTTCGTGAGCGCCGCCGTGCCGCCCGTGCCGGCCACCGCCGCCCAGCCGGTGGTGCTCGTGGCCTCCGGGTTAGTCCAGAGGTTCGTCCTCGGAGATGTCGGTAGCGCCATTTAGAATCCGCCCTGCCTTACGCCCGCGCTGTTACGCAGCGAACGGTTGATGGTGGCGTGAGTCCCCGCCACAACGTCTTTGATCTTTGCCTCGAGCCTACCGCCCAGTTCCGGGATCTCCAGCACGATTGTCGTACCCTCGAGTCCCGTCTGCCCCGGCCCAATAACGCGCTCCGGTGCCCCGGTGTTGTTCTGAATGAGGCTCGTGCCCGTCGGCAGGTACCCGCCCCGGTCGTACAGCTTCGGCGTGATGCCGCCCATTGCGTAGCCGCCGGCCTGGTTGTAGGCGCCCGCGAGGGAACCGTACCGGCCGATTGCGTATTTCATCGACGCGAGGATGTTGCTCATGGGGTCGTAAATGTTCGTGTTGTAGCCCGGCATGGCGTTCGCCCGGAACGTCGGGTCGATGACCTGCATGAGGCCCTTCGACGGGATCCCGGCGAGCGCGTTGCTGTCCCAGTTGTTAATCGCGTTGGGGTTGCCCCCAGACTCCTGGTTCATGCGCCGCAGTGTCGTCCCGAGAAGGTTCGACGGCTGCCCCATCATGGAGAGAGCCTGGCTGACGAGCCCTGCCCACTGCTGCACGCCCGCCCCAGCGGTCCCCGCGTCCACGGGTGTGCCGGCGGGGCCTGCGTGCTGCGTGAGGCCCTGTACGAGCTGCGTAGCCTTGTCCCCGAGCGAGCCAATGATCTTCATGGGGAACTGGGCAATCATCTGCCCAAAGTTCCCTCCGCCGGTCCCGCCGAGCATCTGCTGCACCGGTCCCTTGATGAGGTCCGTGATGCCGCCGAGCGGGTTGCTCATGAAGTTGCCGACGTTCTTTGCCGTGTCCGACAGGAAGCCTGCAATGCCGCCGTCCGCGAAACCCATCATCTGCCGGATGCCGGAGCTGTTGCCGCTCCTCGCCATTGCGTTCATGGCGTGGACCTTTTCGGCGCCGATGGCCTGCGTCCACTCCGGCCTCATGATGGCCTCACCGCCGGAGACCGCGATCACCTGGTTATCGACTCCCGGGCTGTACCCTGGCATGATGCCGCCCGTAGCGAATCCTGCCTTGACGTCCGGGAGTTTCATGTCCAGCCCAACCGAGCTGGCGATCTGGTTCCAGACCTTCTCGATTCCGTTGGTGTAGACGTTATCGACAATGAACCGGACCGGCGCCGCTGCGGCTTCCTTGATCTTGTTCCATGCCTTGCTGATGAAATCGCCGGTCGCGTCGAACGCCTTCCCGATGCCGTCAATCCCGTCGCTGAGCGGCTTGAAAACGTTGTCCCGGACCCAGCTCCATGCGCTGTCTGCTGCTGCCCGGATGTTCTCCCATGCGGGCTTGATGAAGTTCTCGTAGACCCACTTGAAGAGGGCGCCGAGCGCGTTCATGTCGTAGTTGATCGTGTTTATGACCTGGGCCTTCACCCAGTTCCATGCAATCTCAGCCGCGCTGCGGATGGCCTCCCATACGGTGCCGATCAGGTTGCCCACCCATTTGAACACTGCCCCGATGGCGTCAAGATCCATTTTTATGGTGTTGATGACCTGGGCCTTGACCCAGTTCCACGCGATCTCGGCGGCGCTGCGGATGTTCTCCCATGCCGGCTTGATGTAGTTTTCGTACACCATTTTCATGAACTGGCCGACGGCATTGATGCCGTCGCTCATGGGTTTGAACACGCTGTCTCGGATCCAGTTCCACGCGGCTCCTGCGGCTTTCTGGATCCACTCCCAAGCCGGCTTGATTGCGTTGTCATAGACCCACTGGAACTCGCGGCCCATCTCCTTGAGCGCGTTCCCGATTGGCGTGAAGACGACCACGTTCAGGAAGTCGCCCACCATCTTGGCGCCCTTCATCATGTTGTCCCACGCGGGCTTGATCGCGTTCTCCCACATCCACTTCCCTGCTGCTGCGAGGAGGTTGAATGCGATGACGATCGGCGCCACAACGAGCGTCCCGATCACGGTCGCCATGAACTTGCCGGCGAGAACAATTCCGTCGAAGATCGGCTTGAGGATGGTGTCGTAGAGCCACTTGGCTCCGTCCGAGACTATCTTCCAGCCGGCCGCCAGAACGTCCCCTACAGACTTGCCAAAGTCGGAAAACATGCCGACCGTGTTGTTGATGAAGTCGGAGAACATGCCGACCGTGTGGTTCACAAAGTCCGCGAACATGCCGACCGTGTTCGTCACGAAATCGTGGAACATGCCGTACGTGTTGGTCCCGAAATCCTTGAACATCCCGACCGAGGTCTGGAAAAACGAGACGACGTTTTGCCATGCCCCGATAAGCCACGGGACGGCCGTGTTTACGATCCAGTCGACCACGTTCCCGACGGCCTCCTGGATCCATTTGAACGCCGCGTCGACGCCGTCCTTGAACCAGCCAACATTGTTGTATGCCCACACCAGGCCGGCGACAAGGGCTGCGAGCGCCATCACCACCACGCCTAACGGGTTTGCGTCCATGGCTGCGCTCAGGGACCAGAACTCTGCCGTGAGCATCTTCGTTGCCAGGGTGCTAATTGCCGATGTCGCGGCCCATGTTTTGCTGATGACAACCCACGCCGTGAAGCCTCCGACCAGGGCGAGGATCCCGATGCCCAGCGCCTCCGCCGCACCCTTGTTCTCCCGGAACCAGTTCACCAGTTCCATAATCCCGTTCATGGTGTCTTTCATGGCTGGGGCGAGTGCCGTGCCAAGGGTAATCATGAGCGCCTCAAACTGCTGCTTGAGGCGTGCCGTGGTCGCGGCGAGGGTCTCCTGGGTGGCTGCGTTCGTAGAGATGTCCGAGCCCGACTGCTTGGCTGCCTGTGACATCTCCTCTGTCTTGTCCGTGAATGTCTTCATGTTCTCGCCGCCGAGCATGAGGGCCGTGTTCATGCCCGTAGCCCCGCCCATGATGTTCTTGAGCGCTGCTGCCGCGGTCTGCGCCTCGGGCCCGCCGTGCTTGATCTGGTCGTTGTAGCCGGCCACGGTCTGCGCGAGCGACATGAACTGCTTGCCCTGCGCGTCGCCCTCCGCCCCGAGCCCCTTGATCTCCGTACTGAAAGCCTTCGCTGACACGTTCCCGTCGAGGAATCCTTGCGCCGCGGCCCGGAGCGTCGGGGACATCTGGTTCATCATCGTGTGCAGGTCCGCTGCCCCGGTGGCGCTCTTCTTCATCACATCGACCATGACGAGACCGTTCGGCCCGAGGTGGGATGCGATGGCGTCCGTGACGAGCTGGATTGTCCCGGTGAGGCCTCGTGTGCCAAGGTTCGCCGCGACGTCCTGCGAGTTGATGCCGAGCTGCTGCATCGCGCTCACGGCGACGTTGTTCGGTGCCTGCAGGGCCCGAATCGTGTTCGCGAGCTCCTGGGTTGATTCGGCCGCGCTCGTGCCGTGCTGCGTGAGTGTGGCGATCGCCCCGCCGACCTGCTCGAAACTGATCCCGGCCGCCGACGCGACAGGGAGGACCGTGGACAGGCTGCCCGCGTATTCCTGCATGGTGGTCTTGGCGGCGCCGGCGCCGGCGACGAGCTCGTTCGTCGTCGCTACTGCCTTGTCGCTCGTCAGGTGGTAGGACATCATGATCGACGTGAGGGCATTGGTCATCGTGCCCATGTCCACGTTTTCGGCTGCGGCGCCCTCGGCTGCCGCCTTGAGGACGTTCAGCCCGTCGGCGCCCCGGAACGTCGCCTTCTCCACCGTGTACATGCCCTCGGAGAGCTGCTCGGCGCTGACGCCCGTAGCCTGGGCAACATTGAGGATCCCGTCCCGTACCCGGTTCAGGTTGTCCTGGGATTCGCCGCCGGCCGTGACAAGGAGCTCCGTGCTCTTCTCGAACTTGCCCGCCATCTCCAGCGATGCCCCGCCCACGACAGCGAGCGCCGCCACTGAGCCGGCCGCCATCTTGGCCGCACCGGCGCTGGCCGCCATGTCTGCCGCGTTCCGCTTCCCTGCCGCTGCTTCTGCTGCTGCCGCACCCTTGGCGAGCGCCACCTCCTGCAGCTTCACCGATTCGGCTACCTGCGCTGCTTCCGCGAGTGCCGCGTCCCCTGCCTTCGCAAACGCCGTGGCCTGCTGCTCCGCCGCCAGCTTGGCCGCGTTCGATGCCCTGGCGGCGGCCGTGACTGCCTGGTCTGCTGCGGCGATGTCCGCCGCTGCCCCGGACTCCGCCGCGCGGGCTGTGGCGTCCGCTGCCGCCGTCGCCGCGGCTGCTGCCTTGGCTTGTGCGGCTTCCGTTTTGTCCGCGGCTACCTGTGCCTGCGCCGCGGCGGTCTGAGCTGCCTGGCGGGTCTTCTCCACCGCAGCAATGCTCTTGTCCGCCGCGGCCTGCGCCGCCTCCGCCTGTTTGGCCGCTGCGTCCGCCATGGCCTTACTGCCCATGCCGACCGACTCAGTCGTCCGCTCGTACTGTTCCTTGAATTTCTGTGCAGCCTCCGAGCCCGCCCCGAAGCTCGAAACCATGGAGCCGGCGTTGCCCGTGAGCATCGCCACGACGTTTACGACTGCACCACTCAAGGTGTCTCCTCTGTTATTGCGCGTTGCGCTGTTCCGCCTCGTGCGGCTCGATGACCGTGATGAGCTGTGACCATTGCATGAACTCGTACCCGCTCATTGGGTCCCGGCCGGGCCCTCCATGAAGGAGCTCATGGAGGGTCCTGCCGGTGCGTTCCGCGATTATGAATTGGAGCCGGAGGTCCCCGGAAGTGAGGATTTTTTTGCTTCCTCGTCCTCCATGGCCTTGCCCATGCCCGAGAGTTTCATGGCTGCGGTACCGATCTTGTCAGCCGGCCCGGCCGCGCGGCTGTTCACGAACTCCTCGTCGTCGTGGCTGAAAACCTTCTCGCCGGTCTCCGGGTCGAAGCTACACGCGATGATGAACTGAGACATGATGCGGGCGACGGGTGCGTTGCCCTCTTCGTCCATGATTTCGGCCATGATTTCCTGGCGCTCCCCGAGCGTCACGGACCGGACCTCGATGTCGACGCCGTCCCATTCCGGAACGTTCACGATCTCCGACTTGTACGGCCGCACCGATGCAATGCGGTCGCGGATGCTGCGCCGTACGCCCCCACCCGGGGCCTGGTAGCCGGCGGTCTCCGCCGGTACCGTGTGGGCCTGCTCCGGCACTTCCTCGGGCAGGTTGCCGTTGAAGTTGCCGCGGAAGTCGTAGGCCTCCGGGTGGTTGCCCTCGACGAAACCGTTCTCGGGCTGGTTGTGGGCGTGGTTGTTACGGTGCTCGGTCACGATGGACACTCTCCTCATTGGGGTTTACTGCTAGGTGGTGGGGTTGGTTTAGTAGACGCCGCGGGTGGTGACGCCGGTCCGCTGGCCGTCCAGCTTGAACGTCGAGATGCCGCCGACCGGGGTCGTGATCGTGTAGTTGGTCGGGATCCAGTTCAGCGAGTATTTGATCTTGCCGGTTGCGCTGCCCTGGGGCCCGTACTCCAGCTTGATATTGGCGTTGGTGCCGTTCATGATCGCATCGATGGAGGCGCTGATCGTGCCGTCCAGGACCGAGTCGAACAGGCCCGCGATGGAGACCGTGGAGTCTTCGAGGCCGGCAATGTATTCCTTGCCGACGTCCCCGAAGTGGGTCGCCTCAGCGGTCGCAACGGACCGCGGGATATCGCAGGTGTTGGTGATCGCGGAGATGTCCACGAGCGTGTTGGTGGCGTCGCCAATCTTGACTACAGCGACTTTACCGTGGGAGAAAGCCATGGCTATTTTTCCTTACTTCGTTAGAATCGGGCGAATGCCACGACGGCGGTTATGGTTCCTGATCCGGCCACCGTGGTCACGCTCGCGCGGACGTAACGGTTGACGGTTCCTGGCGCCAGCATAGGCGCGTAGGCTGTCGGCTGCCCGAACGGGTGCGTCGCGTCGATCGCCACACCGGCCGGGACAGTCTGCGTGATGAGGTCCACCCACACGCTGTTGTCCACGCTGTGCTGGACCTTGACCGTCGTCGCGACGGTCCTCGTGTTGGTCGTGACATGGATGTTTGCCTGACCGCCGGCGGCGCTGGTGCTGCCGGTTCCCCAGTCGACCGATGCCGAAAGGAACGTGCCCGTCGTGGTGTAGGCGGTCCGGTCGTTGAGGACCTTTCCCCAGTCGACTGCCCCGGATACCTGTGCGCTCATCTTGAGCGTGACTGCCCCGCCGACGGGTGAGGATGGGGTGACGCTCGTGTTCCAGCAGTCCGCGAGGCGTGCCTGCCGGCCGATGATGCAGCCGCCGTCCGGGCAGTACGTCGCCGGGTACGTGGCCGTTGCGCTCGAGCTGAGCGCCCAGAGCCGGTCATCGATCTGGCCTACGTCACCGTCGAAGAATCCTGATGCGTTCAGGACCGCGTCCTCGAGCCCGGCAATGTATGCCTTGCCCGTCGCCCCGAACGCCGTGACGTCCGCGGTGCCGATGGTCCTGGGGCTGTCCGCGCTGTTGAAGTACGGGGATGCGTCGAGGGAATCGAGGAAGAGCGCTGTCGCTTTACCGTGGCGGAATGCCATTACTCAGCCACCGCCTGGGGCTCTTCTGCGGGTGCCGGGGCTTCCGGTGCGGGCGCGGGCTCGGCCGGCGCTTCTGCGGGCTCCTCCGGGGCTGCTGCGGGCTCGGCCGGGGCCTCTTCCGCCGGGGCCTGCTCCGCCGGGGCCTGCTCCGGCTGGGCGGGCTCCTCCGGTGCGGGGTTGCTCTCCGGTGCGGCCGGTGCGTCCACGGGCGCACCGGAAGCCTTCTCGATCACGCCCGCTGCCAGTAGCTTGCTCGTCGCGAAGTCGGGCAGGTCGCTCACAATGTCGCCCACCTCGGCCCGCTTGTCGTCCGGTGGGTAGTTGATCCCCACCAGCACGCGGTATGTATCGCCCACGGCTCCGCCCTTCTGTCGTTACTGTCCCTTGGAGAATAGCAACGCCCCGGCCTGCGTCTTCTCTGAGACACGCCGGGGCCATTCGGGCACAAGGAAGGCCACCCGTGAGCGCTACGGGTGGCCTTCGTGGTCGCCGGTGGAAGGATGAGGCCCGGCTGCCTCGTCTAGTCTAGCGGTTCTTGTGCTTCTCGTGCCCGTGGGTGATTAACGCCTTGATTGCTGTCTGCCCTAACGTCTCGTGGATTGCGTGCGGGAACTTGAATATGAGGCTGACCGTCGTTCCGTAGCTCATGCCGTCGTATTGTTCCTCGTAGTGCGTGAGGATGTCCCCGAGGGCCTCGATCGGGATGAGCCCGCCACGGATGAGCTGCCGCTGGTAATCCTCGTGCCGCTTGATCGCCGCCTCTTTGTACCCGCGCTCCGATGCCACCCGGGCCTGGCTCTCCTCCAGCCGGCGCCGGAGATCCTCCTTTGTGTCGAACTCCGGGCCGTACGGATCGATCCCGGTCTCCACCATGCCCGGCGCCGTCACAACCTCCGGCGCCCACTCCCAAATCTTCCCACCATTCTCCCGCGCCATCTGCGCGGCCTCTTTGATCGTTAGGCCCTGGATCAGGTCAAACTCTTCATTCCGTGCCCCGTACTTGCGCTTGCCCATTGTGCTACTCCCTTAGTCGTTGTCTTTGTACTGCAGAATCCGTTTGTCTTTGTCCGGGCCCGCCTGGTGTGTCCCCCACACCACGGATAGCCCGAGCGCCGCGTAGGCCTGCGCTTTGCCGTGCGGGACGTATCCCTTGCCCTCGACGTATGCGTGCCCGTCAACCTGCGCCAGCGGCTCCGATGCCGGTTCGGGCCCGGTGTTCCACCATGAGCGGCCGCAGCGGCAGTCGTGCGCGGTCTCGTGCCCGGTCTCCGCCTGGCAGGAGCATGTGTGCCGGCTGCGGTTGAATGTCCGCTCCGCCCTGCAGCTCACGGCTTCGGGTAAGGGTTCGCGGTCTCGTAGTCGAGGTCCGTTGCTCCCGCTTTGTAGCCCTCTTCCCATCCCTCGTGCATGCTCCCGAATCCGGCCGCCCTGAGCCGTCCCACAACATGCGCCGTGACCACGATCGACTCCGGGTATGCCTCGCCCTCGTACACCTTGTCGCAGCCCTTGGCGTGGCAGACGTGCCGCCCGTCCCGGAGCCCGTGCCTGGCGTGCTCGTTGATGATGTCCACCATTGTCTTACTCATTGCTGGCGCTCCTCGGTAGTGGTTCCAGCCCGCCCGATGGCGTGGCCCATTTGCGCTGATATTGCCGGGTCAGCCGTAGCAGGCTGAGCTTCGTAAACCACGGCACCGTGGCGTCTAGCTCCTGGTGCATGTTCTGGCTCACCCATTCGCTCACGCCGCCGTAGTAGCCCTCAAAGTAATAGGGGTCCACGCTGTCGATGATGCGCCGCAGCTCCGCGCAGTGGCCGCACGCAACATTGGTGAAGAAGTCGCCTTCCCAGCTCCCCGCGTGCCGGGCGTACAACTCGCCCGGGGTGATCGTCCGCCAGCACTCCTCGCACTGGTGGGTCTTCCGGGCCTTGACCGTGCGTGTCGCGCCGAAGTCCTGGCCCGTCACGGTTTTCCTCCCTTGTGGATGAGTGCCGGCCTGCGGTACTCGCGGGCCCTGTCGCGCCGGAGCCGGCGCCGCTGCTTCTCCGTGTCCGCGAACGCTATCCGCAAATCCCACCGTGTGGCCCGGTTCGCCCATCCCGCGGCCTCGCTGACCGCCCGGAGCCCGGCCGCGAACTCATCCAGCGATTCAAGCATGCTCCGGAAAAATTCCTCGGTTGTGGTCATGCCGTCACCGCCACGATGTTTGCGAGGGGAATGTTGATGGTGGAGGAGCGGCCGGTGCTGTGCGTGACTGATTTCTCGTTGACGCGGATGATCCGGTACCAGCCGTGGCTCGTGCGTACCTGCGTCGCTGCTTCGAGCTGGGCCCGGGTGAACGGCTGCGGGCGCCTGCGCTGGAGCACCTCCAGCCGGATGCGGACCGCCGCCGCGGTGTCGGTGTCGCCGTTGGCTTCGGCGCCGGAGATCACGCGCTCCATGGCCGCGACGTCCTTCTCCCACTGGGCAAGCTGCGGGGCTTCCGCCTTGTCGTAGGGCCACTGTTTGCGGGTAATGATGTCCTCGACCAGCTCCGGGCCTGTCATCGCCTGCCGCCCTTGCGGATGCTGTAGCCGCCGACGCTCTTCTGCCGGGCGAGTCTGGCCTGCGCCGGGGTGAGTTGTACCGTGATTGTGGTGCCGTCGATCTCAACGGCTGCCGGCACGATGCCGCCGCGGATGGGGTCCCATCCCTGGGCGGCGACGGTCTGGTCATAAATTGGGGTCTGGTTTTCGCTCATGCCCCAATCATAACCTAGGTTTCTTTAGTCGGGGGTGTCCGCCGTAATCCGCGTCTCACGCGGAATAGTCCCGTCCGTACTCCGGTTCTCCGTCTTGCACCGCCCGCACCCAATCGTCCATGGCCGCGTCACCGACTCCGCGAGAAGCTTCCCGCACCCCCGGCACCTCGGCCTGACATCCGTCGCGATCAGCCTACCCACGGGGCTCCCCGCAATCCCCACAGAACCGGACCAGCCCTGACATGGTCTCCGTCTCCATGGCCGGGCCCGTGTGCTGGCAGTCCACCGCCGGGGCCTGCCCCATGACCGCCGTAGGGTCCTCCGCCGGCGCCTGCTCACGTCCGCCCTGGTGCGCCCGGGAAAGGTCCTGTGCCCGGTCCACAAGGGCTTCCCGCGCCATGACAAGCGTGCCCAGTGAGGCGTCGATCGCGATGACCGCCTTCTCCAGCGCCCTCATCGCCTCATCGTAAACTTGCTCAGACATAACTCGGCTCCAGACTGATCGTGAACATGGTGCTGAAAATCTCCTGGTTGCGTTTGTCCCTGCCCTGCGAGTTGATGTTCCCCGGCTGCGCGTAAAGCATCCGCAGCCCGCGACTGGTGTACTCGCCCTGGTTCGCGATCAGGTACCGGAGCCTCATCATCTCCGTACGGGCCTGCACATAGTCCGTCGGGTCACCCTGGACAAGGACCTCGATCACGGCTTCTTCGAGCGCGACGGCCGTCCCCATGGTGAACTGTGGTGCCCCGCCGGGTGCGTCCAGCACGAACCGGCACAGCCCGTTCTTGTCCTGCGTGTATGCCATGAACACATCCGTGTTGAGCACCGCGCCGGGGGTCTTCGCGATGATGAGATCAGCGATCAGTTCCATGGCCGTTGGGGCGCCCGTGATGAGTGTGGGGTCAGCCATTGAGTATCTCCTCGATCTTCATCGCAATGCGTGCGTCCAGTCCCGGGATGTGCGCCTCGACCGGGTCTGATAGGTAGTCTTTTTTCTTGCCGTTCCCGAAATTCTGGATGACGTGCGTCCCGTCCTCCCGCATGCCCCGGTGCAGGTACATCGCGTAGGCGACGGCGCTCGATCCGTAGCTGAGCTGGACCGTGACCTCGCCGGCCGTGAACACCGGGTTTTGCACCCGGGCGCTGGCCTTGAGCCCGCCGAACCGGAACGGCGCCTCCTCCTGGCTGTCCCTCATGATGAGATCCGCCTCTTCTTTCAGCACCCGCCCAAGGGTCGGTTGTGCTGTGGCGCCGGCGCGGGTGAGTAGGGCCACGAGCTCGTCGTGCCCCACCACCTCGATGCTGCCGATCAGTCCATCAGGCACCGGCGCCATGCCCCGATTCTCCACGTTCCCCGAAGTAAATCTCCTGGTGGTGGATTCCCTCGGCGCCGTACCGGTTGATGACGACGGCAATCATGGCTGTTTCCCAGCCCGTCACACTGGAAAGGCTCGGGATCTCCGCCTTATCGTTGGTCGTCAGCCACGGCACAATCCAGCCAAGATACGCTTTGCCGCTTACCGGCCTGACTTCCCCTGTCGCCGTGGTCAGGTTCTCGCTGCGGTCCTCCATGTGCATGGGGATGAGGATGGGTGATGTCCCGTAGGTTTCCTTCCCGTAGGCGTCCCGCCCCGAGAACTGGGTCACCCGGAGGTTGGCCGGCATGAGCGCCAGGAACTCCGGCTCCACCTCCGTGAATCCGTACTGGTTGGTCATAGCCCGAGCCCGCCCATCATGAAGCTAGACAGCGCCGGGCTGTCCATGCCCCCCACAGCGAACACCGACGGCTGAGAGCTGTCCCATACGGGCCCACCCTCCGCGACGGCTGTGCGGCCGGCGAGGAGCCTGTCTGCGAGCTCGTAGTATTGCTGCGCCATGGCCGGGAAGTCGTACTTGACCTGCAGCGTCCCAATCCTGGTCTCCGCGACAACGAGTGTGGAGAACTTGTTCGCCATGGCCCGCGCGGTCTCGCTCGCCGCCTTGTAGGCGTCCGGGACCCCGTTGTAGGTGTTCTGCGTCAGCCAGAAATCAATGTCCCCGTCTGCCGGGCTGTACTTGCCCTGGGTAACATCGCCCAGCAGGTACCGCACAAGGTCGCGGTTACTCGAAGCTAGGTTGCCCGAATATGTCCAGCTCACCGATGGTCCTCCACATTCCAGATCTTCTTATTGCATGTGCCGCAGCGGTATTCCCGCCAGCTCGTCAGAACCTCATACAGGCTGACGGTCCGTTGCTGCGCGTCCGGGTAAAACCCAAGGTACCGTGCCCCGCATTTCTCGTGGTACTCGCGGGGCCCGTACCTGGTCTGGATCATCAGACCCACCATAACCTCGAGAAGTGTCAGGCTCGGGGCCTCCGGCGCTGGTGCCTTCATGGCTCAGGCCTATTTCAGGTGCCCGGCGTTTTTCAGCGCCAGCGATAGTGCGTTTACCTGCGTCACCAGGTTATTGATGATGCCCTGCTCTGTCGCCGTGTAGGTCGCCCCGGCGCTGCCGGCCGTTGCCGTCGGCGCCGTCGGTGTTGACGCGATGACCGGCTTCTGCCCGGACACCGCAGTGACCAGACCGTCCACGCCCGATGCCGGCGAAACCACCTTGCCGCCATCTCCGATGACAAGCGTCTTCACCACAATCTTGTCGAAATACTCTGTCCCGCTCACTGCCCCTCCTCCGGGGTAAAAGGACGGCCCGGCACCCGTGCTGGGTGCCGGGCCGTCCCGCGTGTCTGGTGCTGGTTAGGCGACGGCGGATGCCATGAACACGCCGAGGTTCGGCGCGACAACCTTGTTCGACCAGGCAGCCTGGGACTCAATGCGAGTCGCCTTGAGGTTCTCCATGCGGATCTGGTAGGTACCGACGGTCAGGCCGCTGGTCCCGGTGATGCCGTTCCAGGAGAACGTGTAGCCGGCGGACGGGGTGAGCAGGCCCGGGTTCGGGGCACTGTGGCAGAGCAGGATCGACTTGGGGTAGATGTACTGCACCGCGTCGGTCTGTCCTTCCTTGTTCGATGCGACAAGGGTGCGGGCGACGATAACCTCGTCAACACCGAAGTAGCGTGCGAGCAGCTCCTCCGTCACAACATTGGCCGACGTGTACTTGATTCGGTCGATGATGTTGGGGTGGTTCTTGAGCGCGTTGAAAACCTGCTTGCCCAGAACAATCTTGTTGACGTCGTAGCCGGTGACGCCGGCAACGTTTTCCTTGGCCGCCTCGATCGTGGAGATCGGGGTGGAGTTGGTGTAGTCGTTGAACTGGATGAACTGGTTTGCGGACGGCGCGGATGCGACGCCGGTCAGGTCGGTGCCCCAGACGCCGGTCTTGAAATAGGTGTTGGCGAAGTCGACTTCCTGGCGGAGCAGGAGGCGGCTTGCAACAAAGTTGGTGGCGTCCGTGAGCGGGCTCAGCGGGGAGGTCGCGTTCTGCATGACCTGGTCGCCAACGTCCTTGTGGAAGGCCCATACGTCGGTCGAGTAGGTGTCGGTGCCGACGTTGTAGCCGGATCCGACGGACTCGGTCGCGTCTGCCCGCTTCTGGGCGACGTCCTGCAGCCAGTCGTTCTGGTTGTACTTGAAGTACAGGCCGCTGGCCTTGTCCACCGGGACCACAGGGAAAACCTTGTGGGCGATGTAGTTATCCTGCGACTGCATGTATGCAACCGACAGGTTGGTAAGGACCGCGTCAATGTGGGATGCATTGAATCCGGGCTGTGGCATTGTGCTTTTTCCTCTCTAGGGTTTCTGCTGGTCAGCCGGATTAGGCGTGCAGGAAGCTGGCGCCGAAGTCGACAAGTCCCGTGAAGATGTCGCCGGAAACGGCGCTCACCATTGCGGTACCGACTACGGGGGTGCCGGTGACGGCGGTGATCGCAGCGCCAGAGGCGTTGAAACCAAACTGGGCGCCGGCTGCGATGGTGCCGCCGGCCTTCACCTTGACGGCTCCGCTCGTCGCGATGGCTGCGGCTTTGCCGGCCTTCGGGTCAGAGTAGAGCACGCCGAACGGGTTGTCGCTGGTCGCGGCAATCGGGATGATCTGCCCGGCTGCGTCCAGCTTCACGCCCGTGTAGAGGTACGTGGCCGTGGCGGAAAGGTCATTGGTGCTGTTGCGAGTGACAAACTCGACATTCTGCTCGTAAGCCATTGCTTATGCCCCCTTCTGGGCTTCGAAGTAACGGGTCTGCAGTTCGGGGGAGCCCTGGAGAGCCTTCGCGAACGCGGCCTCGGCGGTCAGGGAGCTGTCCGACTTGCGGAGCTCCTCGCCTGCGGCGGTGATCTCGGAGAGCACCCCGTCGACGCCGGTGCCGGCAGACTTCGCAACGGTGCCGACCTCGGTGAAGAGGCCCGATTCTGCGAGCTGGGCGTCGGCTGCGGCGAGCGCGGTCTCGATGCTCTTCGCAACGTCCGGGGCGACCATTGCCATGCGGCGGAGTGCCGGGGCAACCTCGCCGTGGTTGATCGCTACAGCCTTGAACATGTCCTTGGACTTGGCGATCGCGTCAACGTCCAGTCGGGCGTCGCGTTCCTTCGCGAAGTCCGCGCGGTCCTGGGCGGCCTGCTTGCGGAGCTCCTCGGTTTCCCGTGCGGACTTCTCCAGCATGTCGCGGACGGCCGGGGGAAGGTCTGCGGACTTGAGCAGTTCCTCCGGGGTCTGTTCCTTGGCTGCGGGTGCGGGCGCTGCGGCTGCCTTGGCTACCGCCTCGTCGCGCTCTGCGGTCAGTGCGGCCACCTGCTTCTGGAGGTCCTCAACGGTCTCCGTGGCGCCATTCTTCTCTGGCACGTTGGTTCCTTTCATTGTGTTGAGGGACCCAAACAGGCCCTCGACTACTGCGGGGGTGGCAGACTTCATGACTACCCAGCCTTCGGTTAGGTGCGCTGGATGATCGACGCCGGATGTCTCCGTGACATCGATCTCGACCATCTTTCGCTGCTGCTGCGGCACTGTGCCCTCCCTAGGTTCCCCCTGAGCATAGGACAGCCCCAGCGGTCGCGATCTTGTGCGACACGCCGGGGCAAAACAAAGGACCCCCACCGCGTGATGCGGTGGGGGTCCCTCGTGTGCGTATTCGGTCGCCACCAAGAGCCATCGCCTTTCACGGGCCCCGGCTGGTGTTCGCCCGGCGGCTGGTCGCTATTCGTGCATGCTGCTCTTGCGGACTGGCAGGAATCGAACCTGGCTGGTTGGCTGTACGCCCCTCCGCTCTCGCGGTCAGTCCTCCCGCTGTCATGTCAGCGGGCTATTCAGTTGTCGGCGGCCTGGATCCCTTGCAGCTCCCGCGGTGTGCGCGGTGCCTTCCCGGTGCGGGCCTGCCGTCCCTTGCGGGTCTTTGCCAGTCTACAGCCTCGACGCCCTGATGATTCTACGGCGCCGGCGGCTCTGGGCGATGCCCTTGAAGATCGTCATGATGACGCCGACGATGATTCCTACAGCCATGGCGAGAAGGTAGAGCAGGAAGCCTCCGACCGCGAGGCCGATGATGATGAGGGCTGCGTAGAGAATCATGGCCCTAGTCTTCCGTCGTGACTGCGAGAACAAAGCTGTTGTATGGCTCCAGGAAGAGGCCGGGGACCATTGCGTACGGGACCTTGAGCGCCCAGTCTTCCGGGCCCTCCTCCCAGCACACGTACCAGCACTCGGTGTCGCGTTCCGACCAGTGGCCGGGCTCCTGCACGATTGGCTGCGTCGGGTACGTGCTGTACTGCTGGAACATCTTCGCTACTGCCGCGCGGGCTTCTTCGGCGTGTGCGCGTGTGGTCTGGGTCTTCATGGTGGTCCCTCCCTGGGCCTTGTGCTGGTGGTGGTGTTAGTGTGCGCGGCAGTCGGCAGCGGCCGTGGTGTAGCCCGGCGTGGCCGCCGCTACCTTGGCGTTCGCTTCATTGACCGGGGCGAGCTGCGCCTCGATGCCTGCCGTGTCGAACTTGGACACTGCGGTGAACGCTGCGGACACGGCGCCGAATGCGTCGGCGGATGCGTGCATGATGGTTTCCGCAGAGTCCAGTGCCGTCTTGCACGATGCCGGGCTTACGGTCGTCGTGGTGGTGGTGTTGTGCGCTCCGGATGCCCCGATGAGGGTGCCGATAACGAAGACTCCGAGCACGGCTGCGGCCTTGATGGCGGCGTGCTTGCGCTGCTTCTTGGGTGCGGGTGCCGGGGTGCTGGCGGGGCTGTGATCGGGCTGTGCAGGGGTGCTGGTCTGGTTGCTCACGGTGTTCTCCCTAACGGTGTGGTGGTGCTGGCGGGCCCGGGGTGGGCCCGCCGTGGTGGCTAGATGGTCGGACGGTTGAGTGTGATCGGGGTGCCGAGCTTGATGCTGGCTGCGACGATGGCCTCGATTTCGGCGGCCTGCTTGGGGGTGAATCGGGTGCCCTTGATTTCGAGGTCAACGGCGGTGGCGAGGATCATGTCGAAGGCTGCTGCCCGGGTGATGGTGTTGTGTGCCGCAATGGTGGTTGCCATCTGGGTTGCTTTGACTTCGAGCATTTGGTGTCTCCCTGGGTTGGTCTGGTCTGTGCTGCTGAACTAACCATAACCTAGGTTTCGATCTTGTGGGGGAGTTTTCGGGGATTTTCTCGAAAAACTTTCGCAGCCCTACTCGCCGGCCGTGTCCACCGTGAACGCCCAAAGCTTCGCCTGCGCCTCTTCCAGCTCCGCGAGCGCCGCCGCCTTCCGGTCCTCCAAGAGTGTCCGGACTGAGTCGTTGTGCGGGTGATGCTCCCCAGTGAAGTAGACCTCCGGCCGCATGAAGCCCGCGAGCGCCTCCGCTGCTGCGTGGGTGGTGTCTGCTCCCTCGACATCTACCGTGACTGCCTGGCCGTGCCCGTTCACAATCCGTACCATGCTCATACTCTGGCCCTCGCCCCTTTTCCTTCACTCATAACGTCATCCAAGTACCGGAGGCAGCCGATGCACGGCGCCTCCCCGAGCGCCCTGTGCATTGCCAGATTGTCGGCGCCGCCCGGGTGCGGTGCGCTCAGTCCCGGGTTGCGGGCGTCCCGCGGTTTCATGTGGAACAGTTCCGCACAGATCATGCGGGCCCGGTGCTCCTCGATCGTCTCCCATGCGGGTACCTTGAATCCGCACAAGCAATGCCCCGTGATGGTGGTGCTCGGCCGGTGTGCCCGCAATACTTCGCTCGTGCGGGCCACCCGCCCAGCCCTGGCTTTCCCCTCAGCTTCCAAAGCCCTGCCCTGCCTATTCCGCCGCTGTGGCGTTCTGGACCATCTCAACGATTTGCTGAGCCTGGCCGATACTGATTTCTGCCCCGACCGTGTGGCGAATGTGCTTGTACAGGTCCTCAATGATGGCGGCCTGCTTCTGGTTGGCCGCCCGAGTTTCGGCGCCCTTCTTTGCCGCCTCTGAGCGCTTCGCTGCGGCGTCTTCCTCCGCTGCTGCGTCGGGCGCCGGCTGGTCGGTCTCCGGGGCCGTGGCGGGCTGCTGCTCGGGGGTGGGTTCGGTGGTGTCTTCTGCCATTGTTCTACTCTCCTGCGTGGTTGGTGTGGATGTGGTCCGCCGTCGCTACTGCCCCGGCGTAGAAACCCAGTATTCCCCATGCCCGGTACCCGGGCACAAGCTTGGCGTACAGGGCGAGCGGCATGCCGAAGACTGCGGCCTGCCGCTCTATCTCCTCCTCGTAGTGGAGGATTGCCCGGGTTGCCTGCTCTTCGGTTAGCCCGAAGACCTGCACGACTTCTGCCTGGGCGATGGTGTGCTTTGTCGCGGCGCCCTCTACGATCGCTTCCGCGTCCGCGAGTATGTCGTTTCCTGTCACTGTCGTCTCCTCCTGGTCGGCCTTACTCCCCAAACCATAACCTAGGTTTCGGGTAGGGTGTGCGCCCGCACTATGCGCCGAGGGCCTTGATGGTGACGTACCCGGCTGTCACGCCGACGCCTGCGGTGGAGACGCGCGCCCGGAGGAACTTGGGGTACGCGACGTCTGTGGCCGAGTAGACGACCGTGGAGGACGCGACGGCGGTCAGCGGCGAGCCGATGGAGTACCACGAGGAGCCGTCCTCGCTCCCCTCCAACTGGAGGACCGGGGCCGTCGTGGTGATGGCCCCGACGTTGATACCCAGCATGAACTTGGTCGCCTCGTCCACCGTGTACACCGGGGTGGTGGAGTTCAGCGTCGTCAGCACCACGGACCGGTCAAAGAACTGCCGGAAGAACGGGGCGTTGGACGAGAACTCCACGCGGTTCAGAACGCGGGTGAATGACGGCGTCGTGCCGCCGATGGTCTGAACGTAGCGGTAGCGGGTACCGTACTGCGCCCGGATGAGCGGGGAGGTGTAGGCGCCGTTGGCCGTGATGCGGGGGAAGTCATAGATGCGGATCCAGTTGGTGCCGTTATCCATGGACTCCTCCACCCCGACGTCCATCGTCGGAGTCGTACCGGAGACTGCGGTGACGATGATGTTGAACGAGTGCGCGTAGACACCCACGTTGTTCACCACGCCGGGGGCGATAGCGGATGTCGTCGCCGTGGTCGTGATGGCAGCGGAGGCAATGTCTGCCACGGTGAACCCAGCGAAGCCCGCGGCGTTCCACATTTGTCCGTTGGAGCCCGTGGACTGCGTGGAGCTCACAGACGCGGAGCTGGTCACGGAGACCGGGACGGCGTTGTTACCGTCCGAGACGTTGCCCCTCCCGCCCATGACTTCCACGGCGAGGCGGGTGTAGTCCATAACGCGGGCGAAGTGGAACCGGACGTCCGTGCGCCGGATGACCGCGCCGCCGGTGGCGATGGAGCCAAAGTCCGCCCCGGAGCCCTGCAATTCCAGCGCCGCGCCGTTCACCCGGAGAACCTTGTAGGCGCCCTCGTAGGCCGCCGCGGCCCCGGTCATCCCGTACAGGTGGACGTACTCGCCCGGGAGACCCGCGGACCATGTGGTATTGCCGGTCACGGTCAGGACGGTCGAGGTCTGGGCGATGGATTGGGCGACCTGCCCGAACACGCCTGGGGCCAGCACGGAGCCCTGTACCTGCCACACGGCGCCGCCGGAGGAGGATGCCGTGACTGCGCCGCCGATGACGATGGTGAAGTTGGTCGCGTCGATGACGGAGGCCACGGCTGTCTGGGCGCTAAGGTTCGGGAAGTTCGCTTGGTCGAGGACGCCGTAAATCTGGACCCAGTCCGTCACGGCCAGCCCGTGCGGAGCGGACGTGGTCACGGTCGCCGTGGTCGTGCCCGTCTTGGCGATGCTGGTGATGCGGGCGACGGGCATGGTCAGGCCGGTGAGGTTCCGGGCGCGGAGGTGAATCTTGTATTCCGGGTCCTCGTCCGGGATGCCCTGGGAGAACTTGCCATAGCCTGACGTGCTGGAGCTGGAGTCCGTGTTGTAGGCCCGGTAGGCGACCTCATCAAGGGAGTAGTAAAGCTCATTGACGGAGGCCGCGTTAAAGGCGTCCGTGTAAGGGCTGGTGCTGGACTGGATGGCCGTGGTGGTGCCGATGCCGGAGGTGGTGGAGCGGAACTTGGACCCGTTCCTCCGGGACACGAACGAGGCGTTGGTGGTCGTGGTGTTTTCGAGCAGGAGCCCGGCGCCGTTCTTAGCGAGCCGGAGCGGGTCCACCCAGCGGACGACGCCGCCGGTCGAGTTGTACGAGCCGTTGGCCAGCGTACAGGGGACGGTGAAGGTGTTGGCGTC